TCAGCCCAGCGGCTTGGCGAAGCGGGCGAAGGCGTCGATCGTGGGCGTCGTGCCGGCGCCGGGCCGCTGGGGTTTCAGGAAGCAGCCATCGACGACATTCGCCGGCTCCTCGAAGGCGTCCTTGATCCAGGGGATGTATTCGAGGACCGGCGTCGCCTGGTGCCAATAGGCGAGATGGACATGGACCTGGCTCATCTCGCCGGCATGGGGCGCGACCGGCAGGCGGCTGGCGAGGGCGAGATCGGCGACCTGGATGTATTCGGTGATGCCGCCGAGCCGCGTCACATCAGGCTGGACGTAGTGGATCGCGTCGGCTGCGATGAAGGCGCGGAAGGCGTCGAGCGAATAGAGCTGCTCGCCGAGCGCGACGGGAATGGAGGTGTCGCGGGCGAGCGCCGCATGCGAGCCGACATCGTCATACCAGAGCGGCTCCTCGAACCAGAAGATGTCGAGCGGCTCCGCCCGGGCGCAGAAGCGCTTGCAGGTCGGCAGATCCCATTTGCCGTTGCCGTCGATGGCGAGCGAAACATGGGGCCCGACGGCCCGGCGCACCGCCTCGAGCCGGCCGATGTCGATGCCGGGATCGGCATGGCCGACCTTGACCTTGATGCGGTGGAAACCGTCCTGCTCCACGGCCCTGCGGCAGCCCTCGACGAGCTGGTCCTTGGGGATCGAGAGCCAGCCGATATCGGTGTTGTAGGCCTCGAGCCGCGGCTTGCTGGCGCCGCCGAGGAGATGCCAGAGCGGCACGCCGGCCTTCTTCGCCTTGAGATCCCAGAGCGCGACATCCACCGCCGCCAGCGCGAGCTGGGTGATGCCGGCGCGGCCGACCCATTGCAGCGCCGGATGGCGCGCGAGCTTGAGCCAGAGCCGGCTCGTTTCCAACGCGTCTTCGCCGATCAGCAGCGGCGCATAGCAATCGCGGATGCAGGCGGTGATCAGCCGGTCGGAGGACAGATCGGCATGGGTGCCGGTGAAACCATAGCCCTCTAGCCCCTCCTCCGTGACGATCCTGGTGCCGACGACGCCCCAATGGCTGATGCGATGCGTCGAATCGGCGATCGACCCGCCGGTGACGGGGATATGCAGGATGAAGGGTTCGATTCTGGCGATGCGCATGATGGTCCTCCCGGGCCCTCCGCTCGCGACCGTTGGGGCCGCGGCGGCTTATCGGGCCCGAGACGACCACAGCCGCAGACGCGCTTCAACGCCGGAAGCGGCGCGCCCGACATGCAGGCGCAGAGGGGGCGGATCGCCGGGCGCCTGATCAGCGAGGCCAGACGCGGCGACGCAGATCCGCAACCGGTTTGCTGTGACCATCGATGATCGGGAAGAAAATGGTGCCCAGAGCTGTTGTCGGCTGATTGAGCCGCGCCAATGCTTTAGCGCTCGCAAACCTTCCGAAGCGGCCTCAATCGTTTCAATGGGTTACGCTCCGGATCGCAAACCTTCCAATGCGATTCCCGCGCGCGGAACCCCCCTCTCCCGCGAGGCTCGGGGGTTATGAGGGAGGGGGCGCGCTACCTGTCGGTGTGCAGCGGGATTGAGGCGTGGTCGGTCGCCTGCGCCGGTCTGGGCTATGAGCCTGTCGGGTTCAGCGAGATCGACCCGTTCGCCTCTGCCGTTCTGGCGGAGCGCTTCGGGTCGAACCTGCCCGGCCAGCCCTACCCGGGTAACGCGCCGCCCAACTTCGGCGACTTCACCGCGATCCCGCTCGACAGGCTGGGCCGCGTCGATCTGCTGGTCGGCGGCACGCCCTGCTTCCCAGGCGACGTGCGGATCGCGTGCCGGCATGGCCTGATCCAGATTGCCGAAGTCAAGGTCGGCGATGAAGTGCTGACGCATGAGGGTCGGTGGCGGCGGGTTCTGCGCACGGTCAGGTCGCGCTCATTCTCAGGCGTTGCGGTTTCTGCCGCTGGTCGCGCAGCCCTCGCCACCCCCACAGAAGGACAGCCCTCATGACGGGAGATACGGGGAAGAGGCTGACGAAGGCGCAGCGGGCCACACGTCGGTGCAACAATTGCGGCGTGTTCGTCCCCGGCATGTGGGGCGACAATTTCCCCAAGGGGTGCGCTCTTGCAGATGAAGCCGAGATAGGCCGGCCATGCCGAGATGTGAGGATCGACCTTCTGCAAACCGCTCTCGGGCGCGCGCTTTTGCCCGACGCTTTTGACGAGCGCGCCCGGATTAAGCCGGGCATGTGCTTGCCAGTTCTCGACGCCACGAACGCCGCACTGCGGCAGGCTGCGGCTTTACGCGGGCCGGTCTCTGCTGACTTTGAGCCAGCCGGCCGCCAAGCCCTTTCCCCCGAGCGGGAGGGGCAGCGATGAACCCGCTCCTGAACCCGTTCACGTCGATGGGCATTGTCGAGAGCCTGAACGCGACCGAGGCATACGAAGATTGGTCGCGCGTTCGTTCGCCAGCCCGCGCAAAGCGTCGGCTGAAACGGGGCTTCCGGCAGAACATCGTTCACATGCGCCGGCCCGCCGCCTTCCGCGTCAACGGCGTGATTTACGCGCACCCTGAAATCGTTCGAGCGCTTCGCGAGGCTACGCCATGACCACCACCCCCACCGGAGACGCAGAGACGATCGAGGGGCTGCGGGCGGAGATCGCGCGCTTGCAGGCTCTGATCAATAGCCCTGAAACCGAAGACTGGCTTACCGGCGCGAGGCTGGAGGCCGCCCATCAGGTCGAGCGTTACGGCGTGGATCACGACGCCGGCAAGACGCCCTGGGATTGGTTCTGGCTGATTGGCTACCTCGCTCAGAAGGCCGCTTCCGCACAAGCGGCGGGCGACGCCTTCAAGGCCAAGCATCACACCATATCGACGGCGGCCGCGCTGCTCAATTGGCACCGGAACCTCTCCGGCAGCGAAACCACCTTCCGCCCCGGAATCAACCCTGCGGAGCGAGGCATCCATGACACGCCCTGATTTCATCCACGCCAAGATTTCGGTCGGCGAGGTCGAGGCCATGCGCGCCGAACTCGCCTCCCTCCGCGAGAGCTTGGCGAAGGCAGAGGGGGAGCGGGACGAGGCCCGATCATTGGCGGGTCTTGGTTGCGATGCGGCCAACGGCGGCGCGCACACAATCATGACGCACCCCGGCGGCTACACGTTCTGCGGCGGTTGCGGCTACACGATCAAGAACCCGACGCTGACGGAGCGCGCTCGCAAAGCCGAAGCCCGCGCCCTCCTAGCCGAGTCCAAGCTCCCAGAGGCGAAGGGGGCGCTGGGGACGGCCCTGAGTGAAATGCTGGAAGCCCGCGACAGACTGCTTGCCTCCGGCGCACGCACCAGTGGCCTCGATTCCGGAATCGAGGAAGCACACAAGGCCCTCGCCAACCTCGAAACCAAGGAGCCCTCCGATGTCTGACCTCAACGCGCTTGTGGAGCGGATAGAGGCCGGGAGCGGGAGCGACAGGACGGCAGATGGGCTGATCGCCGCACGCACATTGCCGGCAAGGCCGGACGGTTGGCTGCCTTGGGTATGCAATGGTGGCTATGTCCTGACGCCGACAGGCGAGAAGCCGCTCCCCGGCCATGGCCAGTTCGTCGCCGCGCCACCCTACACCGCTTCGATCGACGCCGCCGTTGCTCTTGTAGAGCGCGTGCTGCCGGGGCGCTCGGCAGAGATTTTGCGAGAAGCATTGAGCGCGCTCGGCAAGAAGCACCGCTGGCACATCAACCTTCAACGCCCCGGCCAGATTGATGAATTGCCGCGCCTTGTCGTCGCCGCGACGCTCCGCGCCCTCTCCCATGCAGATCACGAAAGGAAAGAGTGATGACGCTCACCATTGGAACGTGGGGCTTCCCTGCTGCCGTCACCCTTATGGCGTTCGGCTGGCTTGCAGTCAGCAGCGCATTGCAGCCGCCGCCCGCTGGATACGCCTCCATCGGCGACGGCATCGTTGGTATGTTCTATGCCGCCGCCGCGCTGATCGTCAGCCTTAGCGCGTGGCTGCTTTGGGCGGTGCTGACATGACAGACACGGATGAACTGGCGGGGCGGGGCGAGGCGGTCCTGCTCCGCGCCATGGACGGCGCTGGCACGTTGCCCGCCAAGGACAGCGTCAAGGTCCGGCCCGCTGACTGGCACGCGATGGAGGCATTCGTCCGCGAAGCCGTTGCCGCTCTCCGCGCCTCGCGGGCTGAGAGGGACGAGGCGCGCGACCTTCTGGCAGCTTGGTCGAAGCAGAACAAGCACGCCCAAGACGCCGCCGAAGCCCGAGAAACCGCCCTCAAGGCGCGGGTGGCGGTGCTGGAGACGGCGCTGGAGCCGTTCGACTTGCTTGCTGCCTATTTGCAGGAGCACGCGCCAGCCGCCTCGGATAACGACGAAGTCGGCGGCGTCTCTGTGAGTATGCTTCGCCGCGCCCGCTCTCTCGCGCAGGGAGAGACGACGTGAGCCGTCGCGAATCCGATTTCCCAAACGAGCCCCGAACCGTAGGTGACCTGATGAACCGGATTGACGAGGCGCTGCTAGAGCGCGCCCGCAACCACGTCATGACGCCGGCTGAGCGCATCGCGCAACGCCGCTCGTGGGTGAAGGGCGAGTTCATGATGGAGCACCCCGAGATGCCGGAAGCCGCTGTGGACGCATTGCTCGACAAGACGCTTCCCGAACTTGCCCGAAAGGACAACCCACGATGACCAATGACGAGGCGCTGGTGGAGCGCGTGCGCCACAAGGTTCGCGGATCGACCTATGCCGTGATCGGCGAAGGCGAGGCGCAGATCAGCAAGCCGACTGTTGGCGACATCGGCGGCAGCGACAGGGTCACGCCTGCCCGCGTCCTGCGAGAAGGCGACAAGCTCGTGGTCTATCGCTGCGAGCAGACCGGCAAGCTCTGGCTGCGGTTCTCCGACGAATTTGTCGATGGCCGCTTTGAAGCCCTCCCCGCGCGGGATGAGGCTGTGCCGGCGAGCGGCGGGGTGGAGGGCGATCTCGTCAGCCGAGCCGAAGTGCTGCGCATCATTCGACGGCTGGGCGATCAAGACGCGGACCTTGCGCTGTATGGCGCGGAAGACAATGCGCGAGCCCGAGAATATGGCGAGGCTGCTGCGACTCGGGCATGCTGCGCTATTGCGTTGATGCCATCGCATGCGCCGATGGCCGCTAGAGAAATCCGGGCTGAGATCATCCGGCTGATGCGCAAGGAGTTCGACCCCAAGCCGCCCAACTACAGCGGATATTCGTGGGACGACAACGCCGAAGCTGTGGCCGACAGCATTATCAAGGCTCTCGCCTCATCTACCCCTGCCGAGAGCGCCGGGGATGGGGTGGTGGTCCCGGATGGTTGGAAGCTCGTGCCGGTGGAGCCGACAGAAGACTTGCTGCGGAGCATGGCCATCCGATACGACCACGGCCTTGGTGTGCCGGGATACTACGACCAGCCCATCTTCGGCGCTGAGAATGTCGGACATGCGCAGCGGCTTGAAAGCACCATGACCACGATGCGCCAGCTTCATGAGGAAGTCGTCGGGACTGGCTTCTATCGCGCCGCCTCCCCTTCCCCTCCCGAGACAAGGGAGGCGGTGATCCGGGCGGCGGAGGATCGCATGCTCGATCGGGCTATCGAGATCGCGAAAGAGCAGCAATGCAACGAGCCGTCCGACTATGGCGCAGGCATGGACGCTGCGGCGAAGGAAATCATCGAGAGGCTGACGGCCCTCAAGGAGAGTGAGCCCTGATGCGCTACGGCCCGAGCGACGCGCGCATGGCTGTCACGGCTGTAGGCTTCGTCCTGGGGCTGTTGTGGATATGGCTTTCGACCTGATCCTCCGCCGGCAGAACAGCCGGTTCGTCCCGGAGTGGGACCACGACAAGTTCTGGACAGTGCTCTGCCAGGACGAGGTCGTCGGCGCGATCGTTCGGGTGACGCTCGCGGGCGCCGACACCGCTTGGACGTGGTCGATCCATCTTCACGCCGGCAGGCATGGCAACGGCCTCTCCGGCTTATCTGGCCGGGCCGATCTGCTTCCTGCCGCCATGGCAGAGTTCCGCGACGCCTTCGACCGGGCCATCACGCACATCGGACCTGACGGCTGGGCTCACCATGTGGCGCATATGGCCGTGCTGGCGGCGCGCAACGGAACGAAACGACCCCCTTCCGGTTGACCGGCAAAGGAGGTAGCCATGCCCAAGACCATCACGACAGTCGAGGAATACGAGGACGCGACTAAGCGCATCGCCGAACTCGCCGGCTGCCTTAAAGACAGCTCCGAGGAAGCCGAACTAAAGGAGCTTACCGCTGCCGTCGAGAAATGGGATTTCGACCACGACGACGCAACCGCGTGGAACTCATGATCGCAGCACCCGCCTTATGGATGACGATCATAGGCAGCATCGCGCTGCTTGGCGCGTTCATCATCGCGCTACGATGGCTTACCCGGCCGGACCCGAGGATCGAAAGCGACTGGCGGGAGATCGACGAACGGATCAGACGGAAGTTCTGATGCGGGTCGATCACTATCGTCGGGGTCTCAAACGAAAAAGGCCGCGCCACCCCGGAGGATGACGCGGCCATTGGATGCCAATCACCCGGACGCGAGGGTGGAGGGACTAGGTGGGCACTATCACTTTAGGCCGCAGCCAACGTCCCCGAACCTTTTGCCTGCGACGCTAGCCGAACGACCCTCATCGTCTCTTCAGCTGGCGCAGCCGCCAAGTCGAGCAACAGGTGGCCAAGAGCCGGCCGGCACTTGGGGTAGCGCAATAGAAACGCCTCGATGCCGGAAAGCGTAGCTCGGACGAACGCCTCAGCCAAATCCGGCCGTCGTTGGGTCAGCAACACAATCGCCTCTGACGTCTCAGTTCGAGGGCGTCTCCCATTGCGCCGACCGCTATTTGAGAGAACTTCGGCGTGTTCAGCGATAATGCTCGGCGACGAGGGATCGTGAATGATCCGGTTCCAATCAAGAGCAAGCTCTAGGACCGATATCGGCGTGTCTTCGTCGTCCAGTTCCACGAGGGATTGATAGTGGATATCGAGCAACGAGATCGCCTCCCGCAGGTCAGCTTCCCGCTGACGAGCTTTGAAGGCCCGAGCCTCGACCAGAGCGCCGCCGAGCCCCAGCATGACCACCACGATCAATGCCGCCAACGGATCAAAGTGCTCAACCATGATCAGGGCTCCCTCTCAGGGAACAAGGATGGCTCATCCCGCTCCCGGCTCTTCTTTAACCGACGTTCAACGCGCCGCCGGGCATCTAGTTGCGCTTCGCGCTGTTTGGATTCGTAGTCCAAGAGAAGCTGCTGTTTGCGCCATCTCGCCGAGCGTTCCTGCCCATAGATATAGGCGATCAGTGCAAAAAGCGTCACCATCACAACCGAATTTGAATCGGCCTTCAACGCCAACGCGATCAACGCGAGCCCGCCGAGAGATACGGCAACCACCGGTGTGGGGCCATATTTCGAGACTGCTTTGATCGCCGTGTGTAGCGCCTGCCGCAACGATCATCCGCCCGCGAAAGCCAACGATCTCAGATCAGCATGGATTCGGGCTGAACGCAAAAAGGGCCGCCGCCCCTTTCGGAACGACGGCCCAAGTTTAGGGAGGAAACGCCCAAGGAGGGCTCTACACCGGAGACGGCCGGTCCCGATCGCCGAGGAGTTGGGCTCAGCCCGGCAATCTCAGTCGATATTGAAGATCACCACCCCTGCCCCGATGAACACGCCGGCCGCGACCATGAGGCCAATCCGGACCCACCCCCGCGTCGGAATGCGCCCACCAACGGCTTCCGGTGCGATCAGGTGGCACATGGCCCCGATCGTCGAGAGCGCTATGTGCGTGCCCCACCAGGGGCTATCGAGCCAGTCGACCGGCTTGTCGAGCGCGCGCCAGATGATCGAGACGGTGCGCGCCAGTACGACGCCGGCCCATGACGACAGGATGCCGATCGCCAGGATGCTCGCGCCGTCGATCATGCCGCGACGCAGGGATTCCCAAGCGACCGGCGCATAGGCGACGACGATCCCGCAGGCGAGCGAGAGCAGGATGACGTTGCCGGTCTCGATCGCGACGCGAGCCCCCAGAGACAGCACCGCGACGGGATAGCTCAGGAGCACGCATCCGAGCAGGATGAGCAGCGTGCGGCGGTGCAGTTCGTTGGTAGGCGTCGTCATTGGCTCCGATCCTGTTCGCGCTGGCGTTCGACCACGTCGGCAAGCACCTCGCGCAGCGGGCTGGACCGGGTCATGCGGTGCTCCACCGCAAGCATTGCGCTGTTGGCGGCAGCGCTGTTCTCCATCTTGGCGTCGTGGCGCTGCTGAGCGTCGCGCTCGACCATCCGAGACAGGCTCTCGCATATCTGCCGCCGGTCACGGGCCTTGCCGCTCCATCTGCTGAACGGCCAGATCATGCCCGGCCCTCGCGCTGCATGCGTTCGATCATCTCTTCCATGTGCTCGATCGCCGCCTGGAAGGATCGGACAGCTTCGGCGAGCTTGGCGGCGGAATCGGCTGCGCGTTCCTGGATCGCCGTGTTGGCGCGCAGCACTTCCGTCGAGGTTGCGAACGCCGCCTTCATCTCGGCCGAGATCGACGACAGATCGGCCATCCGCGCCTCCTGGCATTTGTGCAGGCGGTCCTGAAGGTCGCGGCGCTCCCAGAGCAGGTAGAGGACGACAGCGCCCCACGGGCCGCTGGCGAGCAGGAACTGGGAGAGGCCGGCGAGGTCCAAGGATCACGCGCCCTTGATCGCGCGGGTCGTGGTGAGGCGGCCGTAGATCGCCAGCGCGCCGCCGACGACGGACGAGATGCCGACGCTGACGACGACGACGTTCTGCGCCAGCGCGACCTGGTCCTCCGACGAGATCGCATAGCCGAACAGCCCCGCGATCGGCGCACCGGCCGCAATGATGCCTCCCCAGATAGCCTGCGACTGATACCAGGGGATCGGCGTCGTGAGCTTGGCGACGGCCGGGTCGGACAGCACCCTGTCGAGCACCTTGCCCGCGATGGCGTCGGCGTCGAGCGTGGCTGGCGGCGCGACCGCAGGGGCCATCGGCGATGCCTCCTGCGCGACGCGGATCGTCCTGACGACATCGGCCTCAACGCGGGGGATAACGGACTGCACAGCGCCGTTGACGGCCCCAGTGATGATGTCTGCGAGGATCATGGTCGGTCTCCGATGGGGTGCGATAGAGAAAGGCGGCTTTCACTATTGGCGCTCACCGCCTCAAGCCGCTGAAATCGTTTCGATACCGGCGCGTCGATAGCGCTTTGGTCACCGCCTCAGATCACGCGCCCAGCAGTTCGCGGGCTTTCTTCGCGATCTTGATGCGGTCGGCTTCGTGGTTCGCGGGCTTCGTAGCCTTCGGGTTGCCACGGTTGATCGCGCGAGAGATGGCCTTCGTGTCGGCGCGGTCGGCGTAGGCGTTCAGGCCTTTGTCGTTCCAGTAGAGGACGGCGATGCGGACGCTGATGTCTGGGCGGGCGGCGAGCGCGGGCTCCTTGATCAGGTCGAGCCCGAGGCGCTTGCCGTAGCGGGCATAGTTGTCGCGGCCAGTGCACTGGAAGATGCCGCGCCCCTTGAAGCGCTTGCCATCGCCCGCGACCGTGTTCCCGAGATCCTTTCGGCCCTCATAGGCGGCGCCGCTGGCGTATTCCTCCAGCACGCGGAAATAGTCGGTCTCCAGACAGGCCTGCGCGAGGAATTCGGCCAGCCGGGCGGGCGTGTCGATGCCGCCGGCCGTGAGCCATTCGGCATTGTCTGCGATGCCCTGCACCACGACCGGCTTGGCGAACGCCCCGCAGGCGCGCGACAGGGCGCTCAGCGTGGCAGCCGTGACCGCTGGCAGGCTTGCAGGCTTCGGCGCAGTCGCCGCCGGCCGCATCTCGGCAACAGCCGCCTGCAGCGCCGCGATCGTCTTCGGCCCCACGACGCCGTCAGCAGTCAGCCCCTTGGCCGCCTGAAACGACACCACCGCGCCCTTTGTCTTCGCTCCCCATGCGCCGTCGATCGGGCCAGGCGCATAGCCGAGCCGCGACAGCGCCGTCTGCACGGCGGTCGTGTCCATGATGGGTGCTCCGAATTTCGGAAGGGTCAGCCGTTGAGCGGCACGAAGAAGCAGCGCAGCGCGCCGCCGAGAATGCAGGCCGCAGCCCGCCCCTGATGATCCTGAGATGGCAATGCCTGATCGGCTGGGATGCTGTAGACGCGCCCGCCATGGCGGACATGGTAGTGCCCGCCCTCGCGCCACCAGTTCTGCTCTTCGACGGGCTGGCAGTCGCCGGACGGCCCGCCGTAGCAGCAGGATGCGCGCGTCACCGGGTTGATTGTTCCGGTGAACCAGTCATGTGCATGCGCCGGCCCGCCACCGCCGCACAAGGCGAGCGCCAGCAGCGCCAGCGCTGAGAGCGCGGCTTTCATGGGATGATCCTATGGCGCGGCTGCGCCGCCTGTTGCAGTTGAAGCCGTCTTGCTCGCTCGACTGTCCTTGCCGGCAGTGCCCGTCGGCTTCTTGATGGTGATCTTCGTCTCGAAGCCGTTCTTCTTTGACAGCGTGTGGGTGACGGCGTCGATGATGTATTCGCCATCGATGCCGTCACGCAGCCCCGAGGCGAACAGTTGGGCCTCCGGCTCAGCCGTCGGGTCGCCGACGATCGTGATCGAGCCCGACCCTTTCTCGCGCTCGGACTTCTTCGACCCGGACTTGGACTTGGAGCCGGCGTGCGACTTCCCAGCCGCGGGCATCTGCTCGGTCAGGTTCACGGTGGCGTTCGCGGCACGGACGTCGGACTTTTCCTCTTTCCACTTCGCTTCCTGGCGATCGTAATAGCGAGTGACGACGCTCTGGTATTGCGGGCGGCCCATCACGGGCGAGATTGAGGCGCTGAGCAGGTTCTTCCCCCAGGTCGCGTAAACAGCCGTCAGCGCCTGCCCGCTGGCCGAGACGGACTCATTGCGGGGGGAGAAGATCGCCCGGTCGCCCATGATCTGGAATGACGCGCCGAGCTCTTCCGCCATCCGCTGGCCCCAGGCCTGGAACGACTCGTGCTGCTGCAGCCAGTAGTCGCGCTCGACGCTGGCCAGATCGCCGATCACCTGCACGTCGAGCCCGGCCTTCTTGCCCCACTCCGTCGCGGTGTCCTTGAAGGTGCCCTTGTCCTTGTGGCGCAGCGCCGGCTGCTTCACCTTGCCCTTCTGGTCGGCCGAGGTGGCGCTGATCTTCAGGGTGCGGCCGCCGCCGCGCGCGATCGACCAGTTCACATCGTTGACCGTCCCCTCGAAGACGAGGACGAGCCCCTCCCCCTCGATGCCGAGCGAGATCCTGACCTTCGCGCCGTCCTCCGGGAGCAGCGTGCTGCCGTCGGGGTCCGCGAGCGTGATCTCGGCCGTGTGCGCGGCGCGCTTGCTGTTCTTCGTGATGTCGATCTCAGTGACCAGCGGGCTGAAGCGGCTGGTCACGTCCACGCCGTTGATCTCGACGCGGTAGAGAGGCTTCCGGAAGCCCACGGCTCAATCCCAGAGCCTGACGACCTGTCGCGCGGGCGCGGTCGCGACATCGTCCAGAGGGAACACGATGACCGTGCCCACCGGCAGATAGGGGCCAACGTCAGCCAGGCCGGGGTTGAGGTCGAGCACGCGCTCGACATAGCCATCCGGCTTGCGGCGGAAGAGGCGCCAGACGACGAGCGACAGGGTCAGCCCCTCGCTCTGGACGGTCTCGGTGCGCGTGTTGGCCATCAGCCGAAGAGCCTGAAAATTGCGGAAGCCAGCCCCGCATCGGGAGTGGCGACGGACTTGAGCTTGACCTCGATCTCGATCTCGCGACCGATGCCAAACTCGTTGAGCATCTCGTGCTCGACCTCGACCTCCTCGATGACGAAGAAGCCGAGCGGCGTGAAGTCGCCGCGGATCAGCGGCAGCGGCGTCCCCGTGCGCTGGGCAGCGCGCAGAGCCTCGAGCTCCGGCAGACCGCCGAAGTGCTCCGGCTTCAGCCAGCCCTTCAGGGAGACCGTTGCGCTGTCGATGCCCATGTTCTCGAGGATCGGGGCCCCGCCCAGAACGTCGTGAGACGCGAAGGGGAACTTCTGCCCCTCCTTCACCTCGGTGAGGTTCATCGGCGTGAGTTCAAACAGCGCCGGGCCGAGCACCATGAGCATTACTGCGCTACCCCATAGTCAGACTGAGCCGACCGCAGCGCACGGCCGACACTCTCACCGGCGCGGGCCGCGTTGCTGTCGATGATGCTGCCCAGGCCCTGCAGAGCAGCAGCCGCCTGTCGCGCTTTGGAGATCACCGCGTCTAGCGAGGACGAGTCGACCTGAGGCGCGACCGTCACGCCCAGCCCCTTGACGATCTCGGCGCCGGCGGAAGCCGCCTTGGCACGGGCCTCATCGATCGAGGACGTATCCACAGACGAGGAGCCCAACCCAGAGAAGGCCTTCCCGCGCCGCGCTTCGCGATTGCTCTCCGACCAGGGCAGAACGCGCTCGCGCTCCGCGTCCTGCTCTGCCTTGAACGCTGCCGCGGCCTTCCGGCGCTTCTCCAGGTAGTTGTTGTGGGCCTGCCCGGGCTTCACTGTGCCGATGTCGCCGGCGTCGGGCTCCATGCCCTTGGAGAAGAGGTCGTAGTACCCGGCGATCAATGCGCCGATGCCGCCGATCCGAGCCATGCCGAGGAGCCGGGCCGCCCAGCCTGCACCAGCGCCGCCAGCCGCAGCACCTGCAGCCGCTCCGCCAGCACCGGCCACCGCCCCGCCTTGAAGCGCGACAGCAGCAGCCGTGAGGTTGCCAGCAGCGACGTTGAGTGCGGGGCCGGCCGAGAGCATGGCCGCGACGCCCGTCACGACCTTGTACCCGGCGAAGGCGCCAGCAGCGAGCCCAGCGCCGCCCAGCGCCGTGAGCGTGGTCGGGTCCATCTTCTGGATGCCGCCCGCGATCGCGTTGATCGCGCCGGACAGAGCGTTGAGCCCAGGCACGATGATCGGCATGACCCCCTCGCCGACCGCAGCCGACAGGTTGTTCAGCGACGAAATGATGCCCTGATAGGCGACGAAGGGATCCTTGCCGGCCGCCTCGTTCGCCGCGTCGACGCCCTTCGACCCCGCGTAGAGCCCCATCAGCCGGTCGATCTGCTCGCGCTGCTGGATCATGCGCGTGATCAGGCCGGTCGCATTGGTGTTGTTCGACAGCTTCGCCACCGCCTCGGCGACGGCAGTGTCGTCGTTCAGGTTGACGCCGTCCTTCTCCAGGCGGGGGATCAGGTTCTTCTTCACCCACGAATATGGATCGCGGCCGAACTCACCGCTGTCGACCAGAGTGCCATGACCGGGCCCCTGCCGAATGCCGAGACGGCGCTGCTCGGCCAGCGTCGCCCGCGAGTTGACGGAGCGAGCGCCGATCACGAAGGACTGGTAGGCCGACGACAGCGCGGCACCGAAGCCCTGCGCCGTCATGTCCTGCATGAATGCAGGCGCGGCGTTCATGATGAACTTCGTGTCGAGCGCCGGGCCGGCGATCTTGGCGCGGCGGGCGAAGTCGAACAGCGCGCCGGGGTCGAGTTCGCGGCCTTCGATCTGGACCGCCTTGATCACGCCGTCGATGATGTCGCGCGTGTTCCGGATGCCCAACTCGCCAGAGGCGTTCTGGCCGAGGTTGTCGATGCCGCGGATCAGGCGGCTCATCATGGCCGAGGCGGTGTCGACGCCGCGGGCCGACTGCAGCGTGACCTGGCCCTTGGTCATCGCCTCGAGGATAGCCAGACCGCGATCGGTGTCGCCCATGGTGTTGCGGCCCGACCGGGCCATTTCCATGATGCTGGTCTGGTCGACCGACGGGAACTGCTGGGATAGCTGCGCAGCCCGCAGCGCGATCTTCTCGCGCTCGTCGGCGGGCATGCCGCCCATCTCCTGCCGGAAATACTCGCGCTGCCGCTCAGAGGCCGCCGTGAGCCCGCTGCGGCCGAGACGGCCCGCGACATAGGCGCCCGTGCCCAGGCCGGCAGCCGTGTAGACCGGCTTCATGGCGTTGACCATGCCGCGCTGCATGGCCGCGAAGGCCGACTGCGTGGACTTGGCCTGCGCGCGGACGGCGGTCAGGTGGCCGACGACGGACTGGCGCCACGCCGCGATCTCGTTCGACCTCAGCTTGCCCGTCAGGCCGCCGGCGCTGATACGAGCCTGCAGCGCGTCCCAGGACTGCCGGATCTTGTCGAGGTCTTTCGCCCCTGCCCCGAGCCGGTTGAACTGCGCCTGGACATTGGCGCCCCACGGCACCGACGCCATGCGCTGGGCAGCCGTCGTGATGCCGTCGATCTGCTGCTTGAGCTTGGCCGCGCCAGAGTTGTTGCCGCCGATCTGACGCGCAGCGGCGTCGAGCCCGCGCAGCGCGCCAGCCGCCTTCTTCGCCCCGGCAGAGACGTTCTCCTGCAACCGCAGGATCAGGTTGCCGATGAAGGTCTGTGCCACAGGGATTTCCGATCAGAGGCTACGCATGCGCCAGCGCTCGATCTCGACCGCCTCATTGAAGAATGAGAGGATCTCGATCCAGTCGCGCTCGAGGACTTGGGGGTACGGCGTGCTCAGGACGCTTGCGACGAGGGCGACGATTCCGCGGTGCTCTCCGAGGTCAAGGCGTCGATCCCCTCCCTCAATCTTCGGGGCAAAAAATCGATTGCCGCTGCCTCCACGGTGTAGCGGTCATCATCGTCGAGGGCGTCATAGACCTCGTCGGGGCAGTCGACGGTGGGCGGCCGAGCCGAGCGGTAGCCCGCCTGCACCTGCTCGTAATAGAGCGCCACCTCCGCGCCCGAGAGGCGCCGCACCCGGATGTCGCTGTAGACCTGGCCGCCGAACTCGACCTCGAACTCCAGCGGGATGATCTTCTCCCGCGGAACCTTGGTCACGATGCGGGCAACCGGCTTCTCAGCCGGCGCCGCGGTTGCTGCTTCGGTGCTCATGACGATCAGACGAGCCCGAGGTTACGAGCCTGGGCGCGGAACACCTGCTGGTTATCGATGCGCACGCCCAGCGGGCCGGCGGCGTAGTCGAAGTAGAACTTCTCCACGTCGTCGAGGAACAGCTGATAGCGGAACACCTCCTGGATCATGTAGTCCGACTCGATGCTCTGATCCCGGCTGAACTCGCTCGGCTCGTACTTGACCAGCCGGCCGTTGACGATGGCGCGCACGCCGATATCCGTGTTGGCGGTCAGGTCGCGCACGTTGCCGCGGATGGTGTAATCCGTCCGCTGCGAGTTGCCCGGCATCAGCTGCGCCATCACCTTCGGGTTGAAGCCCTCCAGCTTGAACGAGAGTTCGAGCGGTTCGAGCACGCGCATGCCGAGGTTGATGCCCATGGTCGCGCCGCCGCCCATGTGCTCCTTGGTCTTCTCGGTGAGCGTCGGGATTTTGACGCTCTTGATGGTGATGATCTCGGCGTCGGTCGGGTCGGCGTTCCCGACGAAGATCGCGGCCGCGTCCATGATGAACAGCGTGTTGGCCATCTAGGCCTCCTATGATGATGAGAGATGAGGAAGCCCAGATCAGACGGTTTCGCCGCCGATCTGGATGGCCAACTGCTGCGAGAGCGCCTCGAGCGCTTCGATGTAGCGACGGCTGCGGACGGTGACCTTCCGCAGAACCGGCGGCTCTTCGGCCCGGAACGAGATGTCCAGGTGGCCGAGCCGAAGTTCCTGCGGGGTGTTCCGGCTGGGCTCGAAGAACACCCGGTAGTCGAGGATGTCGCCCTCCGCGCGAAGGCGGGACAGGTGGTCCTCCATGGAACTCACGATCGCCTGCACGGTCTGCGCCGTGATGTTGAAGCGCCCGAGATACTGCCGCAGGAACCGGACCTGCGTCAGTTCGATGTAGTCGCGGCCGCGCACCACATGCGCGAACAGGTAGGAACTGTCCTCCGACAGAGTGTCGGTGCCCCAGAACTGGAAGCCGCCCGAGGTGAGCGAGCCTTCCACGCCGCTCTCGCCACGCGAGACGATGCCGGCGCTGCGCTCGATGTAATCCTGGCCGATCGACGAAGCGTCGATGATCGAGAACGGGATCGCCGGCGTGACGCCGACCAGGCCGTTGAGCGGCTGATTGGCGACCGAATGGAAGGGGCGGCCGTCGAACTCGTTGTCGCGCCGGACGTAGCGACCGACGACGTAGGGCGAGATGGGCCGGGTCACAACCGCGCCGGCCGAGTCCAGAACCTTGGCGCTCTGCGGCATCGGGTGAAGGATGCGCTGGGAGCGTGGCAGGGTTTCTAGCCAGTTGAGGAAGGCGGTGCGCGACGAGGTCGGGCCTTCCGGGCCCGGCATCACAGCGCGGAGACGATCGAGGATCGTGGGGATCGTCGCCATGACGGCATTGCCGTACTGGTCGATCGAAGCCGTGCCCGCCGCGCCGGTGCCGGCACCGCCAGAGAGCGCCACGGTTGGGGCAGAGGTGTAGCCGATGCCGGGCTTCGTGATGTTGATCGAGCGCACCCGGCCCGTCAGAGACGCGGTCAGGACACCACCAGTGCCGCCACCGCCGGTCAGCGTGATCGCCGGAGCCTCGGTATAGCCGAAGCCCGGGTTGGACACGGTGATCGCAGAGATCGCGCCGCCCGAGACAGCCGCCGTGGCGACCGCCTGCACACCCCCTGCGGGCGGCGGCGCAATGACGACCGTTGGGGCAGTGGCGTAGTCCGCACCGGCGTTTGTGATGGCGATGGTGATGCCGTTCGACAGCACCGCCTCCGCTTCCGCGCCCGTGCCAGCGCCGCCAGTGAACGCGACAGCCGGCGCGCTGGTATAGCCCGAGCCGTTGTTCGACAGCGCCACGCTCGCGACACCAGAGGTCGGCTGCGAGGTGTAGCCCGGGACGCAGAACAGGCGCGGGATCACGCCAAGCTCTTCGCCAGCGGTCAGGAAGCCCCACAGGCCCGTGCCATCGGCTTCGCTGCCGACGACCGTGATCCGCTTCGTCGGGGTGATCTGTGGCATCCCGGCGGGTTGGGGCTGCGGCTGCAACCTTTGCGGAGTGCTGCAGGCAGCGAGGGCAAGGGTGCCGAGCAGGGCGGCGGCGGCGATCGGCTTTTTCATGGGCGCTCAACGTTCTGGCACGGGATTGGTTCCCGGATTCTAGCGGCTGGGTGCCGCTTGGGAAATGCGGTCGTTGACCATCTGTCGCGGATCGCCGGGGATGACGGCCGGGTGGGCGAGCGAAGCGGCCAGAAAGGCGTCGAGAAATCCCCACGCCATCTCGTCATGGTCGCGATGGTGCAGCAACAGGCCGAAGGCGGTGTCACCGTCCCCTTCGGCCCGGAGTGACCCCAGCAGGCGACAGCATTCGGCAAGGAGATCGTCGGTCCGGCGGCCGGTCCGGCTCGTCCAGTCGATGATGTCGAGCGCCGTGTTGATGAGACGGGGGCCGCCCTCGGGCCTGAGCCGATAGCCGCGGAAGCAGGAGAGAGCGTGGAAGCCGAGAGCCGGCAGCCGGGCCGCGTGAGCCGGATCGATCCGGTTCCAGGGCGGCACGAAGACCGGAAGCGGCGCGGTTTCCAGCACGTCGGCGAGGTGCCGCGAGGCGGTCGCGATCTCGGCGTCGAGTTCCATCGCGTCGCGAGAGGGGCCGAACTCCGACTTCTTGGCCGGCGGCTCGGCATGGTTTCGATGCCAGGTGCCGTGCTGGCAGGGCCGCAGCAACGGCATCTGCCGAAGTGCCCGGCCGAGCGAAGGTTCAGCCAGCATGGGAATGACGGCGAGCAGGACAGGGAGGCCGTGCCGCTCGGGCAGCGTCGCCAGACGGTCGAGGGCAGGGCTGGCCGCGATGGCGTCGTCGTCGCGCAGCCAGAGCCGGATCTGCCGACCGGCCGCGCTCCAGCAGTCGAGTTCCGACCGAAGATCGCCCCAATGATCCTGGCGGGGGGGCGTCACGGCATCGGCTCCATGGCGGGCTGAGCGCGGCGCGCGGCATGGTTCGCGATCGCGACGGCGAGCCCCCGCGCGAGGATGTCGGCGGCTCGGGCCGGGTTGCGCTCGTCCAGAGCGAAGCGGCGGGCGGCGACGCCCATTTGCGCGCGTCGTCGCGGATCGTCGAGCAGGTCGCCCAGCGCCGAAGCGAGCCCCGCTTCGTCGTCCTCGGGCAGCAGCAGTGCGGTTTCGCCTCGCCTGACGGTGGCGGAGACGCCGCCGCTGTCGAAAGCGACGATCGGCAGGCCGACGGCCTGCGCCTCCAGGTAGACCAGTCCATAAGCCTCGCGCACGCCCGGCCAGACGAAAAGGTCATGCTCCGCCAGGGTGGCGACGACACGGTCATGGGTGATGGACCCACGCCAGGCGATGCGTCCTTCGGGGAAACCGGCGAAAGCCTCCTCGACCTCGACCCGCCTGCGTCCGTCGCCGATTACGGTCAGGGTCCAGGGTCGGTCCACCAGATGCGAGAGCACCCGCGCCAAGACGCGGTAGCTGTTTTCCTTGGTGCCCTCGCGCATCATCGCGACGGTGACGAGGCGAGGCACCGTGGCGGTCTCCTCGTTGCGGCAGGGCGGAGGGCCCGCGAAAGCGATGAAGGGCGGCAACTCCATCAGCGCCGTATGGTCCGAGCGCCAGCGCTCCAGCCCCTGTCGGTCGCGATCCGTGAACCATAGATGCAGGTCCGCCGCTGCCAGTCCCTGGCGGACGAGGCGGGTATGAGCCGACCAGTCGCCGGTGGCGCGACGCTCCGCATCGCTGGCTTCGGCCACGACATAGGGGATGCCGAGCCTCTGCGAGATGGCGGGGCCCAGCAGGTCGGGCGCCTTGTAGTAGTTGTGATAGGTGAACCAGAGCTCGGGCGCTGCCCCGTCTCCGCGCCACTGCGCGAGCAGGGCTTCGATGCGCTCCGCCGCGGCGGCCTGATGGGCCGCGAGCCGCTCGGGCTCGGCTGTGGGCATGAAATCGCGCGCGCCGATGCCGGGCATGACGTTGTGCCCAAGACTTTCCAGCGCCGCCACGAGCTGTCTCGCCATGCGGCGGTCGCCCGATATGCGGCCGTCATCATAGGTGTTGAGCGGGGTGTGAAAGGCGATGCGCACCGGGTCTTCGCGTCGGACGAGCTTGTGACGGGTTCAACGATAGGGGTCGGCCGCGTCGCGCAGGCCGTCGCCGAGGAAGTTGAAGGCGAGGATGATCAG